GTAAGCAAAGCTCTAAAGGCCGGGCGCAAGTCATCATCGAGAACGCCTGTGGCGCGTTGCAAGTCTGCAATAAACTTTTCAACTTCGATGGCTGCAAAGGCATTACCTGTATTGGCTAGTGCTAAGGCTAATGATCGTGCTGCCTTCTCATCTGCTGCAAATGCTTTGACTGATGCTTTGCCAAATGCGTATAACTTAGAAGCTGCAAAGACTCCTGCAAGTTGCTTACCTAATTTAGCAACTGATTTCTCTAATCGCTGTGTAGCGGTTTCAGCCTGCTTAAACGCCTTATTGCCTGTGTATTCGGCTGCAATATCAATTACTACATTAGCCATTAGCGAGTTCCCACCATTCGGTTAAAAGTCTTGCCAGCATTGTCAATAGCCTTTAGAACAGCCTTTGTAGCATTACCTTTGTCATTTTCCCAAGCTTTGTAAATCAAGCGTCCACGCTCTTTGCCCGAGCCAGTTAATTCGCCCATTGACTGTGCAAAGTTAGGGCGTGATGATGGCTTTGTGCCTGGCGCTCTGCGACCTGCTGTCTCATAGATAGCGCCTGCTGCTGAACGGTTACGAATCTGTGCTAAAGCTGTAAATCCTCTGCGGTTAGGCTTTGATGGTGTTGTCTTGTAACCAATACCGCGCTTGACAATAGATGCGTTAAATACAGGAAACTTGCCACCTTCTCTAGCCCAATTAGATAAAGGCGAGACGGTAACAAATCCTCTAGCTTCTTTTACAACAGGCTTTAGAACGCCTGCAATTTCTTTCTGTGTTTCTTTTCCTAATTCTGGAGCGAACTTGCGGAGTGCCTTACGGAGTTCAACGCCGCCTTTGACGGTTGCTGGCATTGGCTATCTCCTTCGCATCTTCCTGTAGAACCTTGATTAGGTTCTTTAGCATTACTTCATCTAGCTCTAATAATTGTTGTGGCGCGATCCCGAGTCTGACACTTAATTTAGCAATCAGATAGGTGATCGAGTCGCGCCCTAAGCCAAAGGGTCATCATCTAATACCTCAACCGAAGTCAAGGTTTCAATGAATTGCTCTCCAAATGGCTTAACAGTTTCACCCGAACGGCGGATACATTCCCAGGCTAGCCAAAAAATATCGCTCTGCTTCTGATCTTCGATGAACGCTTTGTGGAATCCTTTTTTGGCGTAAATCTCAAAACCGTACTGCACCAATGGAGTAATTGGGTATTCCCCAACTTGTCCATCTGCCCTTGTTACTTTTAACTTTGCCATGCTTTGCCCCTTTGTTTAGTTGTTTAGAAAGAACCTGTTGTTGCTACTGCAACTGTTGAGTTAGCAGTAAATGTGATTGACATTGTACCAATATCGCCAACAGCACCATTAATGTCTGTTGTGTTATTGACTAGCAATGAAACTGTGTAGAGAGGGTTAGTAGCAGATACTGCTGTTCCCTTTGTTTGTAGGAATACTGCTGTAACAGTTGTTCCCCATGCAGCTTGAAGTGTTGCTAGAACGCTTGCTGATGCTGTGTCATTAAGGAAGTCGATTGTAACTGTTGATGCTTCCAAGCCCTTTACGAACTTGTGTGAGCTATCGCCCATTGCTGTTACTTCGAGTTCATCGAATGAACGGTTGATTGTTACTGCTGTTACATGGTCTGAAAGATCAACGGAGTTAATCTTAACGCCGACCTGATTGTTTAGAAATACAGCCATTAGGATTATTCCTCGTCTTTCTTAGTAGATGCTGGCTTTGGTGCTGCTGGTGCTACCTGCCCGATTTTCTTCAGGAAGGCTTCATTCTCTAGTTCCCATTCGGACATATTAACTCCAGGTGGTTAGAACGGATAAGGACATCTCACAGGTGAGCAGGTCGCCAGATGCTGCGTTTAGAACGCTTGGCTGGCTTACTGCACCAACATTATATGTTAATGAGGATGCTGCGAGTTTATTGAACACGCCAACTAAGGCTGTTTCAATTCCATTGAGATTGCCTTCATTATCGAACAGCGGCACAGTAATGATTATCTTGAAGTTCGCTGTTGGAGCAATCGTGTTGTGCTGGTTGTTATTAGGCTCTAAATATGGATCAGAAGGACTGACGATCACACTATTGGCTAAAACTGTGCTTGGCGGGAACGCGAAAGTTTGCCACAATGAGTTATCGACTAATGCTGTCGCAATCGTGGTTCTAAGAGTTGTAAGAGCAACTGACATTATCCGACCATCGAGTTAGGGCTAATCGCGTGAGCTAATAAACCTCGAACGCGAGCCAACAATGTGTTACCCATGCGATATGGGCTAGGAGTAAAGTCCGGCGATACGCCACCTGAGTTAGATACCTGACGAGCCTGCCAGATGTCAACTGAAATCATAAGGGCAGCTTCTTGGACTGCCGCATCGGCTGTGTAATCAACATAAGTTTCTGCTGCGACCTGACCCAATGGATTTACTGGGTGATAGGGAGCTGGTGTGTTGTTGTTGCCTGAGATGTTGTAAGTAATGTTGTAATCGCCAACGCCTGTGATTGTCTTGTTGCCGTTGTGCTTTGATCCGTTGCCTGATATGACAACTGTCTGTCCAACATAGTAAACATCTGTAACTAATGTATCGAAGTAAAGAGTGCCAGTTGTGGCTGTGTTGCTATGCCCTACATTGAATTGATAGTTGTTCCAAAGCATAGGAAGGATTACAACATCAGCTGCATCGCATACAGATTGAAGCGTTGCATCATTGTAAAGTGAGCCAACACCCAAAGCTGAGCGAAGTTCGCTAACTGTGCAAAGTGACATTCTTAATCCTTTCTAAAGACTGGGGATAGGGCAAGGGCTGCGCCCTACCCCCAGCGACTTAGTTACCGATTACGCTACTGCGAAGCGGCGTACACCCTTACCTGACTTAGCAACATATAGTGCCAAGTATCCGTAAAGGTTAATTTCAATTTCGCCAGATGTAAGAACATTGACGCGAAGTTGAGTTGTTGGTGATTCCCATGCATATACTGAGCGTGGTGCAACTAGGAACGCTGAATCATCTGCGATACCTGATGCTGAGATGTTGTGATCAACGATGAGGTCAGTTCCAAGAACTCCACCAACAACGCTTGTAGCAACTGCGTTGCCTGCTGCGTTATATGTAGCACCTTGTGCTGAGTAGAGTGGGCGACCTGTTGTGTCTGCGTATCCTGTGATAGCAGCCCATTGATCTGTTGAAGCAACAAGCTTGTTAGCGAAATCGCCACCAGTTCCCTTGTAAGCTGCTGCGCCTTCAACTGAAACGAATGATTGAAGTCCTGCTGCTGTTGTAGCAACGTTTGTTGCTGCTGTACCTGCTGAGATGAACTTAGCAATAAGAGCTGCGTCTGTTGCCTTCTCATAAGCCTTGCGAAGTTCTGACATCATCAATTCCATGAACGCTGGAGATGAACGATCTACAAGCTCGAATGATACGCGCTGTAAACCTGAGAACTTCTCAACTGTTACTGTGTCGTAAGCAGATGTCATGCCTGTTTCAGATGGTGCTGAGCCTTCGTTTGTGTCTGCAACTGTTGGTGCAACATCAGCTGATGACGCATTGGTATAAAGTCGAGGCACAGTAAATGACATCCCTGATTCAACAAGTGCTGAACGAGTTACTGCCTCAAATGCTGGACGACCTGAGAAAGTATCTGTAAGGAAAGTTTGTAGATGTCCTGGCAATGTAAGACCAGTATTTGTAGAAGTGCTGTCATCTGCTGCTTTGATTGTACGACGAGCATTGTCATCGCCAAGCGCTGCCTTGATGTTAGCTTCTAGGTATTGTGCTGATGTAATTGGTGCAATGCGCTCACGCACGCTAGTTACCGCAACAGTTGGACGAGCAGCTTCAACCGCTGCTGCTTCCACTTCTGGTGCTGCAACTGTCTCTGGAGTATTCTCCACAGCTGTCTCGCTTTCGTTTGATGGTTGGGTTTCTTCTACAACTTCAGAAACTTCTTCAGCTTCCTCTGCTGCGATTTCAGTAACCTGAGCAGACTTGAAGGCTGGCTCTGTTACTAAACTTACTTCCATGAGTTTTGCGGCAGTTACATGGATTACGCCGTTCTTGCTTGATGACTTCATCACTTCAACGCCAACAGATAGTCCTGCTTGTAATCCTTCGCTAGCAAGGATAAGCGCATCTGTTCCGCGTGATGAGTTGCTGATTTTGAATGAAGCAAAGATTGCATCATCTGTTTCTGTAAAAGATTGAGCGCGTCCTAATGGTGCCTTGACATCGTGTTGGCTTAGTAGCTTCACGGTCTTTGGTTCTGGTATCTGAATGGAACCGCGCTCAAAAATAACTTTGCCAGCAGAAGTGTTACCTGTTTCAGTTCCTAGTGGAACAATCTTTCCGCTGATTTGTCTTGTTTCGCTTGATGCTTGAACATCAGCAGCGAAGGCTGCATCGAAGGTAATCTTCACGATGTCATCCCCTCATTTCCGTTAGGTGTCTGGTCTGTCATTTCCATCGCTTGTTCTACTGTAATGAGTCCAAGTGAAAGCAGTTTTTCGATAACTAATAATTCAGCCAATGGGTCTTGGCGTAAGAATGTGTCATTGATTGCGAACTTGACCACATTGCCACGCGCTGTGATGTCGTCCATAGATAGACGATCTTCAATCGCTGAGATAAATGGCTGTAATGAGTAAGCAACAAAGTCTTTGCGTGAATCAAGAACATTTGTGTAAGTGTAAGATGAGTTCATGTCTGCTGATACATAGATTGCAGGCACATTGCACATTCTTGCAATTTCAGTTGCCATGAATTGCTTTGCTTCGTCATACATCATGTCTTTAGGTGAGAATTGAGCAATGTTGTAATCGAGTGTGCTTGTAAGGTAAGCAGTTGAGCGATTCTGACGAGCAGACTTCCATGCAGCTAACAATCCTTGAACTTCTTTCGGATCAAGGTCTGCGCCGGAGTTCTTGATGTAGCCAGTTGGCATTGGTGTCTGTGCAGCTAGTGAAGCAGCTTTGTCAATGTCGATTGCTGCTTGGATAGTACGCGCTCCGCGTGACAAGATACCTTCATCGAGTGCTTGGAATGTTACAAGACTTCCTAAGCCTGACATTGGAACAACTGAGCCATCAACATAATAGTTCGTGACATATTCGTTATGGATGTCTAAATCAAATGTAACGCGAGTGTTAGCAATCCACTCAAAGCGTGA